CGTCATGTCACGAAGCCCTCAACCAATAGCCGCCACCATCGCGGCGAACAGGGGAATTGTTTGCGAAACGCCAAGCCCTAGCAGGTACACCCTTGTTTAGGGTGAACGCCTGCGTCACCGTCTTCGGGCCATTGGCCCCGCGAAGGGTGATCTCAGGCGTCTCGTCGTCGTTGAAGATCTCATCACCGGCGCGAAGCTCGCTGCCGACAAGATCGAACACGCCATCCGCATCGTCGACCAGCGCATAGGACCATGTGCCGAGGCCGGGATTGGTGACGGAGACGGTTGCCACGACATCGCCGATTTCGACATCGTCTGGCACCTCAAGATTGGAGAGCGCCAGCCGCGGCGCGCGCATGTTGCCGACGCCGGGCGAAAACCCGACGCCGGATTTGGCGGCGAAAACCACATCGACCATGCCGGACCCTCAGCGACCCAGCGGCCGCTTGGCGACCCACCGGCCGTAAAGCGTCCACGCCGCGCCGATCAGCGCGCCGGCCGCCGTTGCATAGGCCTCGCCATCTGTCACGCCGGACTGCAACAGGCCGCCGATCGTGCCGGCGCTGGCGATGATGGTCATGATCGCACCCCAGGTGACATTGGATTGATACCAGGGCTCGGCATTCGCGGCATATTCAATCACCGGCTCGATTTTCGCCGCGACCGATTCGGCAATCTCCGGCACGGCCGATTTGTCCGCCGCCACTTCGGGCCGGGCAACCGCCGCGGCAACGCCGGCGACAATCGCCGCCTTGAGAATAGATGTCTTGGACATGGGGTCATCCCTTGATGATTGAGAGTTGGATCAGGCAGCCCAGGCGAGGCCGAGGGAGCGGCCCGTGCCGCGCCCGACCTTGCCATCGACCACGAGGCCGGCGGCCTTCTGGTATTGCCGGACAGCCTGGTCGGTGAGCTTGCCGAATGCGCCGTCGACGCCACCGGTGGCGAAGCTTCTAGCGGTCAAGACCTTCTGCAGATCGATGACGGCAGATCCGACATCGCCCATCGACAGATAGCCATCAGCGAGCGGATCGGCTCCAACAGGCATCATCCTCGCGAAGTTGCGATAGGCGCGGTCGAGCTTGGTGTCATAGGCGTTCTTCGCGTAGCCGGGGCCGTTATACCCCTTGGCAAAGGCCTTCCAGTCGTGCCGCGCCAGGGGCTTCGCGAGACCGGTCCCGATGATGAAGCCGACGATGCCGTCCAACTGCGCCCCCTCCCCGCGAAGGAAGGACGTCACCATGTCGGTGGCGCTGGCATAGCCACATGTCTCGGCATTGGCGCCCATGATCTGGCCTAGACCCCAGCTGCAGCTATCCAGCGCTGCCTCCGGGTTGATCGCCATCATCCGCGCAAGCCTGATATAGCGATCGTCCTGCGTGCGGTCGTAAGGCTGTTCGCCCCAAGACTTGTAGGCCAGCCCCTCCGCGACGGCTTGCTTCAGCTCGGCGCCCTTCAACAGCCGATGGAAATAATGCGGCTCGGGCAGCAGCTTCAGCCGGTTCTTGGCATCAAAGCCCGCGCCCGCTGCCTCCACCGAAACGACAGCCTTGATGGCCGCCACCTCGCATCCAATGGTTTTTGCGGCGCGCTCGTAGTCGTCCGCCGCGAGCCTCAGGCCCGTGCCGATCAAATTCATGGGTGATGTCCTCTTGGGGGGGGGAGCGTTAGGCCGAGAACGCGGCGTCGATGGCGGCGGTCGTGCTGATATCGCCGCTTTCGATCAGCCCCTTCACGCCGGCCAGGATCACGAATGTGGCGTTGACATGCGCCTGCACGGCATTGCTGATGGCGATCATCTGCGCGGCATTGATCGGATAGGTATGGCCATCGGCGCCATGCCATACCGTCGTCCAGTCGGGATCGTCAGCCGCTGCGATCCGCGCGCCCGCAATCATGATCTTCGATCGGTCGTCGGTCGCCACCGGTATGCCGGCGACCACAGTGCCGCCGACCTCGACCTGCCACCGCTTGCTTGCCGCGTAGGCGACGAGTGCGGCCGGGTCCAACGCGGCGATCTCGGGCGCGACAGGCTCGGCAAACACGCCGTTTGCAAATGTCCAACCCGCGCCAACGTCCTGCGGGCTCGGATGGCACTGATCGACGATGTCAGCGGTGAAGCAATCCGAAAGGGCAAACCCATCGGGAACGCTGATGATTTCAACGACGATGCCGTTATTGATGCGTGCGAATGTCATGTTACCACCTCACAACGACGAGACCGGGCGCCCCATTGCCACCCAGCAGCAGCGATCCGCCCGACGCGCCAGAACCACCGCTTCCGACGCCGGAGCCCGTGAGGCCAGTGCCTCCCAGGGTGGTGCTGGAGAGGCCGCCAGCCGCGCCGCCGCCCTTGTTGTAAATAACCAGGATCTGAGATTGCGTCGGCGTTGCGCTGGAGTTGGTTCCGGAGTATCCACCGGTCGCGCCGTCAACGCCTATATCCGCGCCGGTCGGCGTTCCGCCGGCGCCGCCATCCACGGCGCTAAGAACGCCATAGGACCCGCCGACGCCTCCGGTGCAACTCAGGTAGGACCCGAACGAGGATGACCCACCGGAGCCGGAAACAGATGACGTGCTTGCGACGCCCGCCGCACCAACGATCACGGCGATTGTCGCCCCCGGCGTCAGCCCGGTAATGCGCTTGTAGCCATACCCGCCCGCGCCGCCGCCGGCGCCGGAGTTGCCCGCGAGAGTACCGCCCGTGCCGTCACCAGACGCCCCGCCAGCACCACCAGCGCCCCACACCTCGACCTCAACCGAGGTGACCCCGTCCGGCACGGTAAAGGTCCCGGACGACGTAAAGACCTGCGTGCGATTATAGATCGACAGGCTCTTTCGTATCGCCGCAGCCAGCTGCAGCTCGTCATCGGGCGTGAGGCCGAATTTTTCGATGACGTCGACAATCTCCCGCTGTATCCAGTTGAAAACCGCAGCCGGCACCTTGGACCCGACCGGCACGGCTGGCGTATTGCGGTCGACATAGTCTGCGTCCGGATCAGTCGATCCGGACGGCGCATGATATCTCATGGTCTATCCCTCTTTTGGGCTGATCAGGCGTCGTAAAGGACGGGCGTCGTCCATCCAGGCGCGTATTTTTGCAGCAGGCAGATCAGCCGTTCGGCCTCGCCATAGGAGAAAAGCGGCGTGAAGCCGCATTCCCCCTCGCCCGCCAGGAAATAATCAACGGCAAGGTCGGTCACCCGCACGATCCAATAGGTTTCCTGCCGGGCATCGCCGACCGTGTGCTCTCCGCCGCATTCGGAAAAGCCGCATTCGAAAATGGCCGGCTCTTCGATATCGATGACAAAGCCATAGCTTGCGGCAAGCCGGATGAAGTCGCCGCCGGTCGCCACCACGCCGGCCGCCACTTTCGCCTCCAGCGCCCGGATGCGCTCTTCCACGCTGCCCGACGAGCCGACGCATTTGTCCGGCAGCCCGAAATCCCGCTCCCATTCCGGCAAAAGCAGGCTCACGCCGGAGACCGAGCTTTCCCGGATCAGCTGATATGCCTTGGCATAAAGCACCTGAAACGTGTCAACGATGACACGCGTCAGCCGCGCAAGCCCGTGGGTCTGTGGCATGGCCTCGCCATCGGGCGTGCCCCAGGCCGGTCCCTGCGGCCATGCGGCCAAAGCCGGCGACAACAGGTCATCATTGCCGGGATTGGCCAGCACATCCCATGGCACCGCGACCGTCGTCACGCCATCAGGGGCGCTGGCCACCGTGATCCGCGTGTTGAGCCCGCTGTCACGCATAGTCGACATCACCCAAAACGGGGAACTGCCCCGAGGTCAGCACGATATCGGCCGCTGGCGCCACCAGCACATGGCGGTCTTCGCCCGTCACGCCGGAGATTGCCTCCGATATCCACGAGCGCGACAGCGTGAACGTGTCGCCAACGATGCCCGGCCGGCATCGCGCCAGGAACATGGCCGCGATCGCAGCGGCAATCTGCGCGCGGATATCGGGCGTATCGCCCGAAAGCCCTGAAATCTCGACATCGACGATGCGCTCGGCAGGAGCTGCAGCCACGCTGTCATCCACCCGGATCAGCCGTGCCGCGTCAATGGCCGCCTGCACGGCGGCAACATCGCCGCTTTCGGGAATGCCGCCATCGCGCCCCTGAAACAGGAACAGCAGCAGGATCGACCCCGGCGCATTCGGCACGCGGTAGGCCCATGCCTTGAACACGCCAGGCACGCCAAGCGCGATCCGCTCGTAGTCGGTGAGCGTGCCCGCACCCGGCGGGTTCTGCTGGCGCTGCAATCCGCGCGCGCGCAGGCTTTCCAGATCTTCGAGATCGGCGCCGCCGCCAAGCCCGTCGGGTCCGACAGTCCATTCGCTGGAAAGATCGGGATAGAGCACGGGATCGGCCAGCGCCATCAGCCCATCCGCATCGCGATTGCCGGCAGACCCTGCCGTCTCAGCCGCGATCGGCAGGCTGATATCCCCGTCGCCATCGGCCGTGGCCTCTGCGGTGGAGATATAGACCGTCGATCCGGATATCAGGCGAATGCCGGCCGGATAGGCCGTCGAAGGCGATCCCGTTCCGATCGCCACGCCAGAGGCGGCAGCCGCCGGCTTGCGATAGATGCCGATATCGGCGCATCGCCGCACCAGCCATTGGCCTGTCGCGGTCGAGATGAACATCTGCTTCGACAGGAGCCCCATGCGAAGCTCGAATTCATGCGCCAGGACCGCGATCACCTTGACGATCACGGTCACGAAATTGTTCTTGAGCGCGGAATCGGTGCCCGGCATATATTGGCGAAAAGCGCCACGCAGGCGCTGCGACGCCTCAAGCGGCGAGCGGATGGGCCACGGCATCGATCTGCCTCCAAAGGATCTCGAATTTCTGCGAATAGGCAAGCTCGCCCTTGCGCCCGTAAAGCGCGACTTCATAGTCCACGCGGCTGGCCGCCCGGTCGACGGTCACCGTGACGTCGATGGAAACCACCGCGCCCTGGTCGACAAGCGTTTGCAGCGCCTCGCGAACGTAATCCTCGACATCGATTTCGATGCCGTCATAGATCCCCCTCCGCCTTAAACGCCACAACCGTGACCCCAAGGGTTCTTCACCCTCCGCAAGGTCGAAACTGTCACCGACCCACCCCCGGTTTTCCTCACCCTCGTCAAGCTCGCTTGTCTCGACACGGCGATCGGTATGCAGGCAGATCAGCACCTGCGTCGCCAGCCCCTGGCCTGCCCTGATATCCCCCGGCGCGTCGGGATGGTCGAGCCCGTTGATGGCGATGTTGCCCATCACGCCATCCCAGATCAGATCGGGCGCGCGATAAGGCTCCCGCTCGCCATCAACAGCGGTCACTTTCAGCATGTGTTTTTTCTCGGATCTTTCTTTGGGTCATCATCGGGCTTGACCCGATGATCCAAACTCAGGCGCCTACGCCCCGTTATTTCCGTCGCCGTCCGTCACGGACCCGCTCACGGTCACATTGCCTTGCACCGTCATGTTGCCGACAAACTCGAACAGCGGCGCCACCAGCCGGATCTTGGCGCCGACGAGGCTGATGATGTTGCCGCTTCCGTCATAAAGCGCAGTCCCGCCGGCCGGCAGATTGCCCGGCCTATGCTGCGGATGCTCGCCACCCAGCACATAGGCCTCATCCGGATTACCGTTCGGCGAAATCAGCAGCCCTTTGGCACCCTTGGGTGGCGAGGTTGCCAGGCCGAATGTCTCGATCCGGTGGATGCCTGTATGGCCATCCCGATAGGCGCCGCGCCCGGAAACGAACTGTTGCCCGCCCCGCTCTTCGTTGCGCCCGTCGAATTCAAACCGCCGCCCGATCATATCAAGCCATCCCTACTCGTCCGCATAATCGGCTTCGATTGCTCCGGGCGCGGCATAGGCCTTGCCCGTCTTGCCCCGCGGATTTTCCCCGCCAAGCGCGCGCGGATCGGCAAGCTCCAAAACCGCGACAGTCCCTTGGCTATCGTTTTGCATGAAGCGTATTGCCTTGATGATCATATCGCCATTGATGCCCAGCAAGTCGTCATAGACCGGCACCAGCCAATTTGGCTGCCAGATTTTCCCCCTGGCATCACGCCATCCAGTCACCGGTACACTGGCGGTTACACCCTTGCCAGCCATGCGCTTCGCGGCCCAAACGGCCCGCTGCTTCATGCGGTCAACGGTTGTTTCGCCCTCGTGATAAAGGATAAGCGGGCGATGCCGCATGACGTCCCTGTCGCGCGCCACGGCTTCGGGCCGCAGCTGCTGTTTGTCGACGCCATCAGTCGCCTGCCCGCGAACCTTGATCTCGCTGTATCGGCCCTCCGAACTAAATCTTGCCCTGGCACCCGGTAGAATGTTCTTCCCTCGAACGAGGCCGCCGGCATGGCGCCCTCCGGGCTTGTTCGCAATTTTTATCCGGCCTTTTTCAGTGTCATGTATAAGCGCCCCGCGCCCCCGCAAGCGGCGCTCTATGGATGACCAGGGGCTTTCGCCTGTCATAACCTTGTGACGGGGCTCGCTTGGAAAACGCATGTCGCTTTCAATGCCGATCCCGAAAGCATCAAGCTCGCGTGCGATCGTCACGATGTCCTTATTCAGAAACTCCCCTGTGGGATGGTCAGCCGAGCATTCCACATAATCGATTGTGCGAGACACGAGACTGACACCCAGATCGCGGGCTTCCGCATCATATCCTGTGTCGATATCTCTCACATACCCTGTCAGCATGAGAGATTTTCTGGCAAACAACTGCACCGGCTGTTCTTCCGATACCGGTATGCCTGGTCCGGTGATTACAAGGTCTAGCTGAGCGCTGCGCACCGCTTCTTCGGCCGAGACATTGATCGTCACAGCCTTGATCGGCGGCAGGCCGGGGCATGTGATTTTTTCAAGGATCATGACGCCAGCGCCTCGAAACTCGTCGGCATGATGGCGGGCGTCATCGTGCCGGAGATGTCAACGATCTCCTGCGCACGACCGGCATCGCCATAGAGCTTATAGGCCAGCACGGTCGATGGCAGCGAAAGCCCGGTTTCCACCCTCACCACAGGCACGGCATTGGCGGCGAGATCGGAGACAACTCGCACGCTGGTGCTGATCACGGAGGAAAGCCAGCCGTAAAGCTCAGCCCCATCGCCGCCCATGGCCGACGCCACCGCAAGCCCGCGCTCCCCCGCATCGGCAATCTGCTGCCGTGCCGCACGCGCCCTAGGCCTCGACGGCCAGTCGATCCGCGCGCCTGCAATGGCAAGCCCGATCGCGACCATCACGGCAGCCGCATCCCCTGTCTCGCCATCGGCAGAGGCAGGCGGCACGATCCGGCCAAAGCCGTCAGCCCCGTCAATGCTTTCCGCCACCACCCGCATCAGGTCCATGGCCTCGGCCGCGAAACCATCGGCAGGCAATGCGGCGGCAACCGCGACCCGTCTCGCAAAGTCGGCCGCATCCTCCGGATCGCTCACCAGCGCCGCCGCAAGATCGGCAAGCCAGGTGAGGATCACATTGCGATCCGCAGCCATCAGAACAACCTCCCGAAGCCCGCCATCGCAGGCGCGAAATTGGCCGCGAAAGCGGCGATCACATCGACGGCCCCGAGCGCCGCAATGGGTGCGTTGGTAGCAGGCACGAAATACATCGACAGCGCGATATGCCCCAGCCGGTCCTTCTCCCAGGACCGCCGAAAACTTTCCGCTGTCGCCAGTTGCCCGCCGGATATCGGCAGCACCAGCCGACCGGGACCGGGCGCCAGCAGCGCCGTGCCGAGCGCCGTCGCCTCGATATCGCTCTCGTCGCTGATCAAATAGCCGGTGACTTCAATGCCTGAAGTCGCAAGCCCCATTTCTTCCACAAAGGTATGCCGCCCCCCGGCATATTCATGCCGCACCAGCCGCTTGCCTCCGTCGAAATCGTCAAGCGATACCCAGAACGGCACGCCGCGATAGCTGGCGCGCCGCAGCGTTTTCGTCCAGTCGCGCATGTCAGGTCCTTCTTCCGGGGCTTGCCGGCCGGTTGGCGGATGCCGGCATGCTCTCGCCCATATTGCCGCTTACCGGGCGCGGCGGGTTGCTGAAGTTGCCAAGCCTTCCAATCGCCCCGCTCAGGTTGCCAGCCGCCGCAGTCAGTTGCCGGGCGGCATCCATGATCGCCCCCGACACATCGTAGCCGGCGACCTTGATAAAGGCTGCGGACTTCTCGATTTCGGCCGCGGCGTCCTTTCCTCCGGCCGCAATGGACCGGCTGGCATAGTCGCCTTCCTCACGGAAGCCCAGATCGATCTTGAGCGCGTCCTTGATCTCGGATGGATCAGGCAATTCAATGCGCAATTGCCTGACGCTCTCAGCGGCATCGCTCAATGTCGATGCTCCGATGGGCGCTGTTGGCGGGGCGATCGGGCCGGACGGCATTCCTCGTCTTGCTTCCGCAACCGCCGCATCGAATGTCGGTGAATAGACCGGCTCACCCAATGAGCCCGGCCTCGGAACCGGTATGCGCGGGCGCGAAAAGCCAGGAAACTCCGGCATCTGCGGCCCCTCGAACTCAGGTCTTACTGGACCCTGTCGCATCCGGTCGATGAATTCAGGATCGCTGTAACCGCCCTTGAGCGCGAGCTTGTCGAGTTCGCGGCCTTGCGACCATGACCCCAATGGCATATTGAGAGCCATCCAGCTTTCGCGCTGGAGATAGCCCATCCCCTGGTCTTCAAGCGCCTTGCGGATAGCAGTACCGCGATCAAGATCGCTTGTGGCTGCATCCATCACGGCGGTTGCTGGCCCGGCAATGGCGCCGCCCATGCTCGTTTTCAGCTTTTCCCAGCTAGAGGCCATCCGGTCGATACTGCCTTGCGTATCGCCAATAACCCTCTGAACGTCGCGGAAAACAGTGCCGTCGACCTCGGCAGAGTTCATGACATCAAAGAACTTCTGCAAGCTCTCTGGGCTGGTCATCAGTGATTGCATGCCGAGACGAAACTCCTGGTCGGAAAACAGGAGTGGCAACTTCGACAAGTCGCCATCAATAGCTTCATTGGAAAGCCGAACGAAGGCCGATACCGCGTCTTCGCCCGCCTTCGCAGCCGCCTGCATTTCTGATCGCAGATCGATCCCAAACTTCTTGAACTTGTTGGATGTCTCCTCGGAAAACATTTTTCCGAATATGTTCTGCGCCTGCGTGGCGGCGGAACTTGCGTCACCGGTGTCTTCGCGGATCGTTTGCAGAATGGCGACCAGCTGCTTCAGGCCTTCTTCGCCCTTGTAACCGAGCGTCGCGAAACTGTTGGCGAGCCCCGGAATATACTGCGCCATATCCTTTAATTCGAACTGGCCTGCCTTGCCGCCGGTCACCATGATGTCAAAAGCGCGCTGCAATTGCGTCGCTTCGATCTTGAGCGCATCGGCGGCCTTGAGGCCGGTATTCGCAATATCGGACGTAGCGGCACCCGTTGCCTGTGCCGTGGCAAGCACGGACGGAAGAAAGGCCAGGGCCTCATCCAAAGACTTGCCCGACGCAACCAGCGTATCCAGCGCATCAATCGCAGGCTGGACGCTGTCATAGGACAGGTCTTTTGAGATCTTCTGGACAGCCGCAAATGCACTCTCGGTCTGTTCGGCGCTTGCTCCAGCCGTAATCCCGATCCGCCCCATCTGGCGCTCCAGCGCGGCAAAATCCAGAACAGCCCCCTGGACGAACCGCCCGACCTCAAGCGCTCCATAACCCATGATGCCGATCCGCATCAGGTCTGTCGTCTTGTTGATCTGCTCCATCACGCGGTTGTAGCCGGACGCGCTGCGCTGGATCTGCCCAACCCGGCTGTTGAACGCCTCCGCCGTCCGATTGAACCGGGCAATCTGCTTCTCCACCTGCCCCATGCGGGCTGCGACCGATTTGAATGCGGCGCTGGTATTGTCCTTGCCGTCGATCTCCAGCTCGGCTTTGATTTGTCGGTTTGCCATGGGTCTTTTCCCTAAGCCGGCAACAGCCGGGTGACTTCGTGCGCGTAGCGCGGAAAGAGATGGCTCTCGATCAACTCCGCCAAAACCTCCAGATAGATGTCCGGCTTTTTGGTGATCGCATGCGCCGGGTTTGCCGCGAACAACTCAACAATCTGCTCGCGCTTGTGCTTGACGCCAGGCATCTGCGTTTCGAGGATCCGTGCGAAAATGCCGACATGACCGCTCTTCATCGTCGCCTGAAATGCGTGCTTGTAGGAGCCGCGAAGGTTGACGAAGACGCCGCTATCGGTCTGCACGGCCCCAAGCTTTTGCAGATGGACCCACCCCGATTGCACCACAAGCCGCGAGCTATTCCCCCCGGCATTGAAATGGCCCGTCGTCATGGCTCGCACCAGGGCAGGCGGCATCTTCGTATGTGGCGCATTGCGCGCCACGATCCGCGTCTTGGCCATGGCCGTTAACCGGCTCATCGCCCGGCGCATCGCCTTGGTCTTGATCTCGCCGGGCAAGCGTTCGATCGCCCGGCGCAGTTGCGCAAGGTCCTTGTCGTCGATCTTGAGATCCACGCTCATGATCTGCCCTTCCTCGGCATCTTCGAAAGCCGGTCAATCCAGTGGATGATATGGCTGAGCGGCTTGCCCTCGACTTCAGAGGGCTGCCATCCCATGCGGAACACGAGGAAGTCCGCCGCTTCCTCTATTCCACCGGCTCGCGAAAAAAATCGCAGACCGCCCTTTCCAGCCGCACCGCATCGGCAGCCGAGATCTGCCCGATCTTTTCATAGCCGGGGCTGGTGATCAGCTTCTGCAGATACTTGTCGATCACGTCTGGATAGGAGATGCGCATCACGCTCCCCTTGCCCGCCGGCTGCCACTCCTCCGGACGGCCGATCCCGTCCATGAATGCATCCTTATAGGTCGGCTCGCGCAATTCGACCGCGTCGAACGTCACGTCACCGACCCGGTATTCCCTGGAAAGCTTGACGGTCACCATGTCAGCCGGTCCTTGTGTAGCTGGCGGAATTGATGGTGAGGCCCGTCACCTCGCCATTCATGCGGTTCGTCATGGGATCGCCCACGACGAAGGCATCCGGGAAGAAGTGCTGCACGCTGGTGAAGTCCTCGTCGATCGTGACATTGAACCGTGGCGCCTTCATCAGCGCGTCGTGGTCAATACCGCCATCTTCGAACGTGATCTCGCACGTGCGAGGCTTCGGGGTGCCGATCCGGCTCACCGTGCCATCGCTGTTGGTGACCGCCTCGTTCGACTGCCCTGAAGTCGACATGTTGAGCGTGCCGCGCAGCGAGATCAGCTCGCCCGTGGAAAGGCGCATGCTGATGCGCCCGCCAAAATCTCTGGACATGGATTTTTGTCTCCTGATGCGTCGGGTTAGCTGAACTGGTTATAGGCGCGCACGAGACCCGCCAGGATATCGAGCGGGTTGACGAAGTCGGCATTGATCCGGATGTTCACCCGGTTGGCGTTTTCGGTATCGCGCTCGACCACCATGGACTCGATCGCCGCGACTGCATTTTCCACCACGCCGGGCATGGTAAGATAGGCATGCGCCAGCGTCGCCTTGATGTCGCGCACCGTCGTCAGGGCGTCCAGATTGGTCGGATTGCTGTCGGCAATCGCCTTGTTGGAATGTTCGGCCGCCAGCGCCGCGCGAAGCCGCTTCAGGAGATAGGACAGCTGGTAGACCCGCTGGATGTCCCGGAAGGTCGTATCCGGCGCCCCGTCGCTGGTCTGCTGCTGCGTGATGATCTTGTCGATCAACACGTCGCCATTGGTGCCGATCTTCCAGGTCGAGACGCTGTTTTTCAGGAACGCATCGCGCGTGGCATAATCCATCCAGTAGGCCCGGTCGCGCGGCGGCGTGAGACCCACCACGGGGAGGCCGGACTGGTTTCGCGACACGTCGCCATTGGCCCCGCCGGCAAACCACTCCGCCACCCGCGCCACCATCGACGACACCCAGATATAGTCCGGCTCGGCAAACCCGCCTGAGGCAAAGCGGGGGATCATGGTCAGGTGCCAGGTGTCTTTCGCCAGCGCCGCCGTCACCAGATTGGTGCTGGTGTCAGTCTTGGGGTAGAAAGCGTGGCCGTAAAGCTGCTGGATCCAGCTCCACCGCCCCGAGACATTATCATGGAACGTGTCGAGCAGCCCGATATTGGTGCTGTCGCCGAATGCGCTGATGATGATCTCGAAAGGATCGTCACCCATGGCGGCGAGAACATTGGCAACCGAGGGGGTGCCGGCGCCTGCCGTCGTCGTTGCGAAAGTCAGCACGCCGTCGAAGGCATTCACGCTTTCCAGCGTCGGAATGTGGATGTCAATTCCCGTTGCATAAGTGCCCTTGTGGCGCGCGGTGATCGTCACGACATTGGTCGAAACAGTAGACGTGAAGGGCAGCGAGGCGCCGGTCAGGCTGTTGTAGTAGCTATTGATCGCAGCATTGATCGCCGCCGCGACCGCGATGGCCGATGTGCCGGCCGCGATCTGGATGGCGATCATCTCGCCAGCAATCATGAGCACGCCCTGCCCGCCGGCGGCCGGCACGGTCCCGACCGTGATGGTTCGGATCTCCGCCGTGCCGCTATCGGCCACCCGGCCAATCCAGATTTCCTGCGTCAGCGTATTGCGGCGCGCGGCGATGAACATGGATTCCAGCATCGAGCCAGCGCCAGCCAGGAACCGGGCATCCGCGCGCGAATTGCAAAGCGCAACGCCGCCCTCGGCAAGCTCGCCGGCTGCAAGCCCGTGCCCGAGCAGGATAAGCCTGACTTCGTTCTGGAAACTGCCGCCTGATGTGACATCGAAGGTCAGGATCGGCGCTGTAAGGTTGGACGGAATGGCCATGATCAAGCCTCCTTCTTCTTGGGTGCTGGCTTCACCACCAGGTCGCCATCGCGCACGAGGCGCGTCTCATAGGCGCTGGCTTGATTGACGGGGCGCCCGTCCTGAGGCCAGTCAGGCTGGCCGTGCGGCATGCGGATGCGCTTGCCCTCGGCAGGCACATAAATGTCAGTCATGGCAGGATCTCCAATTAGAGCAATTCCAGCAAAAGTGGGCACGGGTTTTGCGTCCGGGATTGCGGCAAACAATGTCAGCCGGGTGGCGTTGTCTCGCCGGGCTCGTCGGGTTGGCCGCCGGCCCCGATTTCACCGCGCATCGTCGTCAGCGGCGTCGTCGGCACTGCTGCGAAATGCGCGGCAAGTTCAGTCAGTTTTGCCTTGGCATAACTTTGCGCAGGCAGTGCCGCGTGCACCGTGCGGATCGGCTCCGGCAATCCGCCGGTCGCGGTCTGGAAATCGTCGTCGCGGATCGAAAGATGCATGCGCATCGTGATCCGCTGATATCGGATGCCAAGCTCCGGCGCGCCAAACGGAAGATAGTCTATCTTCTCGACCTGCCGCACCAGATGGCGCCAGAAGAGTCCGGCGTCGCTGCGCTCCAGCTGGTAGCGCACCTGCGCACAAAGCGCCCCAAGCACCAGGCACCCCTCAGGGTCGGACCCTGCCATCGCGTCGGCAAATGGCTCTCCCCCGTCATTGGCCGCAACCGCAAGCTCCGCAACGATATCGAGGATCGTATCGGCTGCCGTGTCACGGGCGCCGGTCATGGGGCCGCGCAATTGCGCCGTGCTGTCCATGGTGTAGACCGAAAGCACCGGCGTATAATCGGCATCCTCTGTCAATCCGCCGATCGCGATCTGTCGGCTGTCGAGCACATTGGCACCGGCAAGCGTCGGAAACCCGGTCCCGGCCAAGACGGCAGCCGTTGGCCTGAGGATCTCGATTGCCGCGAGGCGCACGGCATGGGCTGATAGCATCTCAGGCCTCCGGCAGGGCTTTGGCGGCGGCAATCACGGCAAGCACATTGCCGAGGCCATCAGGATCGAACGAAACGATGGTAAACAGGGCATCGTCGGCGGTGCGTTTCAGGAAATCGCCCGGCAGCAACTGCCGTCCTGTAATGATCCGGATCGAAGCTGTCAGCTGCAGGCTGCGATGCGTCATCCGGCCGTTCCCAGTCATCGGCTGCGCCTTCGCATCGTTTTCCATAAGCGTGTTGGAATAGAAACAGGCGACCGTGTCATAGGGCGCCTCGTCGAGCGAGAGCTTGGGCTTGGCATTCTGGTCCACACGCGAAACCGGATAGACCGTCACGGCCTTGCCATGCACTCGCTCGACAGTGCCACGGCTGACCAAGGCCAGCCGATCAAAAGCGTCGACCATCGTCAGACCGTCGTCGCGCCGAGCTTGAAGTCGACCGTATCGGACGGGTTGGCAGCAGCGGCAACTGCGGTGCCAACCAGCGTATTGCCGGATGCCGTCTTGTTCAGGAGGTTATTGGTGGCGTCGTAGTAGAGCTTGTCGCCGACCGCGATGGCAAGCGCCGACGTCTTGGCGTACCGGAAGACGCCTTCCGTCACCAGGGCTACGTCGACGCCTTGGGCAGCCGTCGTTGACGCAATGCCGATCAGGGATCCGATCACGCAGATCTTGCCGGATACCGTACCTCCGGAGGGGGCCGGAACCGTGATGTTGCAGCCCGGCTGTACGAAATTTTTCATGGAACTGTTCCTTGTTGGGAGTGACGCATGGGCCGCCGCAGGTCAGGTGCGGCGGCATGTTTGGCTCACGTCAATTGAGGTCAGGCGCCGGGGTTCTTGTAGCCGTAGCGGAAGTCGACGGCGCCGCAGCCGAAATCATGCTCGACCGACATGGCCATGCCCTGGCGGCCGAACGGATTGTCGATGCGTACGCGCGGCGCTTCGTAGCCTTCGAGGTAGCCCCAACGATAGTTGGATCCGACCTGCGGATCCGCGAACAGATACCAGGTGTTGCCGCTGATCTGGGCGGTATCGAAGGGCGTCAGCCGGCCGGAGAAGATGTTGACCGTCGCGACCGTCGCCGGAGTGATGCTGGCGATCAGCTTCTCAGCAGACGTGATCCGGTCAGGACCCGTGACGATCATGGCCGGCGGATTGGCGAGCAAGGGGTTGCCGTCGATCGACTTCTGCTTGGACATCGCCGCCCGTCCGAGCGCGACGCTGTCGACATCGATCGCAGCGCCGGATCCAGCAAGATTGCTGTGCGAGGAATGGAACACCGTCTGCCCGTCCGCCAGCACCGCGTTGAGAGCATTGGCGTAGAACGTGATCTCTTCGAACAGGGCCACGGTTGCGCCGTAGCTCGCCAGCATTTCGTTGATCGCCCCGAGGTCGTCGTTGATCATGAGCTGGCGCGAAACGGAAAGCGCCTTGGCATAAGAGAGAACCGATGTGGTTTCCTTGCCTTCGGTGAGCGTACCGTACTTGATCTCGCCGTTCTCGGCGATCTTATCAAGCATCGGGAAGTCGCCGAGCTTGATCGACGTATGCGGACGGAAATCCCGGAAATTCCGCTGGCGCGAGATGCGCCGATAGGTCGGCTGAGCAAGCTGGTATCGTGCCTCAACCGTGCGGTTGATCGCACCTTCCAGGATGATCGGGAAGTCTGACGTCGTATGGGCGGCCGCTCGCTCGAACAGCTCTTCGATCTGCCGGGCATTGCGCGGATAGTTCCGTTCCCCCAGGCAGTCCATGGCCAGGTGAATGAGGCCATCGTCCATGCGGCTGCGTGCGGCCGCGCTCGGGCCGTTCTGCGGCACTGGCGACCCGATCCGGTAGGACAGCGCTTCGATCGACGCGGCACGCGCGACGTCACGCTCGTCATGATTGATGCGGCTGCGCGCCGGGTCGGTGCGATTGCCATTCTGGCGTTCGACCATGAAGTCGAAAGCACGGGTACGGAAGGCATCAAGGCTGGTGCCGTTGCGGATGGCGTCCTGGATGGCGGGCGCATCCATTCCGGCACGGGTGCCGATGTCGAGAATATCGGCCGCACGGTTCGCTTCAGCGCGGCTCTGCTGCTGGCCGTTCTGATCCTGGCCTCGGGTGGCCGGATCCCCAAGCTTTTCCTCTGCTGCAATTTCGGCGCGTTTGGCCTCGATTTCGTCCAGCAGCGTCTTGTGCTCGGCTTCGATGGACCGTGCTGCGTCAGGCGCGGTATCATCCTTGATCTCGCCGATCTTCTTTTCGGCCTTCTTCAAAAGCGTATCGAGATCGGACCGCAAGGCTATCAGCGCTGGCCAGAAGGCCATGACGTGCTCGCCAGACCAGCCACGCGCGATCTGATGGAACATGTCGGGTGCGGTGATCGAAGCTGCGACCGCATCGGACGCAGTATAGCCCATCAGCATAGCTGCCATGAGCGGAAGGGCGGCAAGCACAAGGGCTACCGCCACAAAGCGATAATGTTTCATGATTGTAATCCTGTTTTGGTTGCCGGCCCAATGGCTGATACGGGCGCCGCCGTTGGCGGATTTGGCGGTGGCGAAGGCGCTATCCGACCAATTGATATTGCCGCTGCTGCATTGCCATGCGGATACGACGGGTCGCGTTGACGTCGGCCAGCGCCCGATCGACGCGGCACGTGAAAAGACCGTCCTGGTCTCCGGATCGGATTTGCGCACCAGCATCGAAAGGTACCGGCACTGCGGAAATCTCCCACGGTTCCCAATCGATCACACGGTGCAATGGCACCGCGCCATCCCGCTCTTTCTTCTCGACAGCCCAGATGCGGTAACCGACTGATATGTTCTTGACGGTGCCTTCCACAATGCGCGCCACCCGATCAGCCGCGCCATCGGCTTTCGAGAGCATGACGCGACAGAAGCCACGCCCTCCTTCAACGCGGGCAGTACCGGGAACGACGGATCCGATGACGGCATCAAGCCCCCATCGCTGGTGCGTGTCCAGGAAAGGCGCGCCGGAATTCAGGCGATCAAGCCGGACGCTGCGTTGATCGACGACGAGTTCTTCATCGAATTCGCCTTCCATCCATGTCACGCGCCGCCCGGTTGCTCCAGTTGTCCAAATGACTTCGATCGTATTGTCGGTCTCGTCGTAGGATGCCGCGCGCAACTCAGCGTCGCGGTGCATCTTTGGGAGATGAATGACGCTAGTCATTGCTGCCGCCTCCTGCTTGTGCTTGCGGGGCCGCGCCGCTTTGTGGCCGGCGCGGGTCCAGATCGAACATCAGTCCTTGAAGCCCGTTGGCGTCGCAGAAACTGAAAAACGCTTCGAAATCAGTGACGATCGTGCGCCAGTCCCGTCCCCATCCGGAGATGAATTCCTGCGGCGACATTCGGCCCGACCGCACCGCAAGAATGTCCGCTTCCAGATCCTTCTTGGGGTCGATCGGCTCGATCGCGGGCATGACGTGCTTGACGCGATAGCCTTCGGGCTTGCGACGCAGTATCCCGGCCATCACGGCAATCTGTTCAAATTTCCGGTCTACCGGCCGGCAGAGCATCGGCACGATCACATGCCATTGCAGCTGTTCGATCAGGCGACGGAACTCGATTTTACCAGCGCGTAGCGAGGAGTAGTTTGCCTGTCGCAAGTCCCCCGTCAACTGGTCGTAGGTAATGCCTGCGCCGGCCGCCATGGCCATCAGCGCCATCATCGCCGCCTGCTCGAACTGGGACGTGCTGGACGGGTTTGCGAAAACGATATCGGCCTCACCAATATCTTGGATCTGGCCTGGCCGGATTTCGGTGATCCGCTGCGTAGTCTTCGGATCTTCCTTCGCCGCAAGCGGGTTCATACCGCCGGCCTGACGCTTGATGAATCCGGCAAAGCTCGCTTGCGTCTTTTGCTGGACGATGACGGCTTCCATCAGGTCGCCGACGTCACGGCCCGGAAGCAGCACGGGCGTGAACACCGGAATGCCACGCAATTGCCCGGCGCGCATCGGCCGATAAAGGTGGCAAAGATCCGACCAGTCGACAAGGATCGATGTCTCGACTTTCACAACGTCCTGATCGCCAGGGTGCTGCGGATGAAGGTAGAGACCAAGGCGCTCATTCCATTGACCTAGCGCGACACCGAGCCTTGTTCGCTCATCCGTCCCACCGCGCACAATGCGGCTATCGCGGCTCGTATCGATCAGGTCGCCCTCTATAACCTGCAGGCGAAAGGGAACGACACCGCGCTGGTCGTCAATCCGCGTCACCAGGTGCCGGGCAACACAATCGCCACCTTCAGCCATCGACCTGACCATGAGAGCCTGTTGCCCCCCATAGTCGAGAACGCGCTCAATGTCAGAACTCTCTTCCCACGCTTCGCGTGCATTGCGATAACGCCGGTCATCCCGGTCAGACCCGGTATCCGGAACCGTCATGATGCCGGTTCCGACTGCATGACCGACCAGGACATCCAGGATGCGCTGGCCTGCCCAATTATCACGCACGAAGGCGCGGGAACGGTCGCGAAGCGCCGATAGAGCCGCACCAACTTCAGTCGTTGCGGATGTCCCTCGCGATCTCCAGTTGCTGTTGCGGCGACCACTCCCGGCCGCGGCATAGTCTCGTCCCATGTCCAGCAGCTGCCGGGCATGGGCGCGCCGCAATCCAGCCTCCGGGCTGAACCATGCAATCGTGGAATCGATAAGGTTCATCAGTAGTCGCTTTCGTAGCGGGCGAAGATGGCGCCGCCGTTGGCGGGTGGCGTTTCGATCTCTGCCCTGATCACGTCGCGAGCCCGAAGCATCTCGGCGATCGAATGGTATTCAACCTCGTGCGTCTGGAAACGCACGCGCTTGGCGCCCGTGGCGATCGCCGCATTGATCGCGTCCAGATCGGTCTGCGTGAATGCCATGATCAACGATCCCAAAAGGACACGGAACGATGCCAGCTTTCGCCGTCATCATGGGTTTCTGCCTCGGTATCCGCCGCGGCCGGCGGTTGATCCCCAGCCTGAGAGGCCGCCAGGATCGGCGCCGGCGCGAAGAGTTCTGGATTGACGATATCGTCAGGCACGCCACGCATCATAGCGAGCTGCTGCCATTCGTCGACCGTCATCCGGTTGACGCCAAGATAGTCGGCAAGCGCATCGCCATAGACTTCGCAGTCCAGCAGGTGATTTTCCTCACCCTGACGCGGCATCCATGCCTGCACCATTCGATGCTTGATCTTGGTCTGACCGAGATATTCAGACGTGATCTGTTTAAAATAGACCTCGTCCAGCCATCCGCCAAAATGACAGAAGCCGGGAGGATCAAATTCACGCCCCGATGCTCGCCCCTCTTTTCGCAGGTTCGAATAAAACACGCCCTTGAGCGACCATGTTCCGACAGCCCAGACATTGCATCCGTTGCGAATGCGTTGCCCATTGAAATTGATATCGACAGGCTTTGGCTGACCAATCGGGGGTCGGGACCACCCATCCTCACCCTTGAGCGCCATGACGCCAGCCTTGCCCCGGCACCATGTGTAGACCACGTGGCTGCGATAGCCGGAATCGATGCCGAACAGATCGACGCGCCTGGCGCGACCGTAGGCATCCGGCCATTGCTTTTGCCGTAGCTCTTCAAGCTTGACGAATGCGCCGCCGTGTGGGTCGTCGGTCGGGCCTTCGATATACCCTGCGTCCACCCTCCAGCTCTGCCTGTCAGGCCCATAGGCCTTGAAGAGATACCAGATGCCGTTCATCTGCACGTCGGCAGACCCGACAAAGACAAGGCCTGAGGCCGGAATGTGTCCCCGGATCAGGCTATGATCGCGCCGCTCCATGAGCCTGACGTGATCAGGCGCGTCGCCCTTCATCGCATATGGCAGACCGAGGACAACGTTATTGAAGTCCTTCATCCCCGGCTCGCCTTTTTCGCGGTACTTGATGTAGTCCTCGGCAATGGCCTCGTACGACATCATCAGCGAGACAAAGGCATCGACATGAAAGCCGGGATGCCGATCCGGTCCACTTTGCGTGGCGATGAAGCGGCCGGACCGAACGGCGAATACCCTTTCCATCTCGCTGATCTCGTGACCGCAATTCTCACACAGATAGCGCGTTTCGTGAGGCCGCTTCTCGTTGATCCGCAGATTGCCAAAAAACTGAACTTGCTCGAAGTTGCATTCCGGGCAACGAATGTTCCAAAACCGCTGATCCGACTTCCGAAACGATCGGTCTATACGGCAGTGACTTGGGTCGTCCTGCAACGCGCTTCCGCTATCCAGCTCGGGGGTGGAAAGCTCAAAAATCTTGAAGCTTTTTTGCCGCCGGAAAGCGGTGAAGCGACCGAAAAACAGGTTCTCAGGATCGGCGCCATTCGGAAGAACCTGCCATTTCGAAACCTCGTCTTTCACCCCGTATCGGATCGTCTTTGCCGAGAGATCCATGACGGTGTTGGCATTCGCCAGATAGAGCGACCCTCCGGCAAACTTTTTTTCGTAGGTTGTCGATCCTGACCCAGACCTTGAAGTGGCGGGGTAGATCACCGACTTTTCAGTCTTCGTCTGCCACGCGTCGATCAAGGGCTGCAGCTTGCCGCTATTGACGTCCTGCAGCGCCGATATACCCGGCACCCCGTAAAGCGCATTGTCAGGGCAAAGTTCCGCGATGTAGAGCATCCACGCCAGTGCCAGGATGGATACGCCTGTCTGCTGTGACTTGCGCACCGTAACCAGAGTGGAAGGGTGCTCTTGGCTGAGGCACGCCGCGATTTCCACGAGATATGGCGCATCAACAGGCGACCAAAGCTCGTCTTTCCTTGGCCCATCCACCAGGACGATGTTTTTCTGCAGCCAATCCGGAAATGGCAGCGGAGGCGCTGGACGGATGAGCCTCGACAATGTCGACGACACAAACCTGAGTGCTCCGGGATGGGCGTTCACTCTGCCTTTGCCTCTATCAGCTCGTCATATTCGGGCGCCGCGTCCGCGATTTCCGATAGATGATCCGCAACCTTGTTTCCAATTTCGATGGCGATCTCGCGCAACAATATCCTTGCGCCGTGCACGCCTTCCTTCGACACCGCCATGGCCAGGTCATCGGCGCGGTTGGCAAGGCGACGAATATCAGCCTGTATGCTGGCTGCAGCCGACCCAAGCGCCTGCTCCAGCTTGTCCTTGCGCAGGAGCTGCCCGATCTCTTCCTGGTGGCGAAGCCTCTCGCGGCCGAGCCTCAGCCATTCGGACTGGCGCCGGGCCTCATCGAAACTCTCACCCGATGGCGCATGCAGCCTTGTCTCGTCGGGCGATCGGATCTCTGCCTTGGCTTTCGCCGGGTTCACATGCCTCTGACGAAAGTGATCGTAGTGAGCCAGCGACACTCGCAGGATCTGTCCATTAGCGCCTCGCTCTACCGGCGTATCCGGCTTGTCTGCGAGAAGCTTCCTGACCGCCTTTGCTACAGCCTGTTTTGAGACACCGTCACGCGCGCTGATCTGCACCATCGTATGCATGACCATCTGATCGTCAGTCACCTGATGATCCTTTTCATTCGACAACCAGAAACGACAACCGCGACAACCGCGACAACCCAATTTTTCGGCCAGCTTCACTGGCAAGCGCTCGGGGTCGCCCCGGCCCGCGCGGTGGGGGTATCAGGGAAGGACCCAAGAGGGGGGTGCGGCCGGCCGGCGGCGGCGACCCGCCTGCCCCGTCGTCTCGCCTCCCTCGGCTTTCGGGCCGGAAACGAAAAACCCGCCGGGCTTTCGCCTAGCGGGTTCGTCTGATCTTTTACAGTGTGCTTAATGTGCACCAAACATGGTCCGCGCGTCAAGCGGGGGTTCGCATATTTATTATGCAGCACTTTCAATGGCTTGAGATATGGGCGCTGGATTCTGCGACCCCCTCCAAGGCTCCATGCGTGGGGTGAAGGGAAGCAAATCATGCCCTTCAAGCTTGCCCGCCAGCGCGTCACGCAGTGTCAAAAGCGCGTGCTGCCACAGTTGCCACTCGATGCGACCCACGACGGCAGCGCGGATCGATCCGTTAATGCGATACTTGCGATAGGCGCCCTTCACGGGCCTTTGCCGCTTCACGTCATAGCCATTGTCTTCGTAGGGAACGGACCGGCCCATGCGATCCTTGGCATAGCGCTTCACGAACCATGCCGGGTTTCCGTTGTTGGTGACCACGACCACCTCGGGCTGATCGGCTGTCCAGTCCGGCCGCTTCATCAGCACGGCGCAAGTGGTCACCAGTGTGAAGATGTGCCGTCCGTTCACACGACCGTCGCGGGCGCAATAGCCTGCGGCAATGCTGGCAATCTCCGGAGCGATGACGCCATGGGGATCTTCCCATTCCGGGAAAGGTGCCCATCCCTCGCCAATCTCGAACGCCATGTCGCCAAGTCCACGGACTGCGTCGCCGACCCGCATCGCGTCCGGATGCGCCTCGCCCGTATCGATGCTGCAGGGAATAACCCCGAACGCATTCGGGCTGCGGTCAATGATCGTCCCAAGCGCCAGCGTCTCGGTCAACATGCCGGAAGCCGATGCGAAGCCGATGCTTGGCAGTCCGGCAATCCAGTCGCGATCTGCGGAAACCTTCGGCAATTCCACGGTGAATGCCCAGGTCAAAAGCTCTTCAATGCCGATTTTCTTCATGGTTCACCTTGTTTTTAAGAATTACGGACGGAACGGACACATCAAGCGATTTTACGGACACATAGGCCAATGCCATTTTATGTAATGAATTCAACGCCAACGGACACAACGGACACAACGGACGCTTTGCCATATCGTGTAATGATAAGGCTCTGCTTCGCATCTTCACTCATCGGATAACAAACGGATTTCACCAACTCCTATTCTCGCGTCATGCGTAGGCGCCATCAAAGCGTCCGTTGTGTCCGTTGTGTCCGTGCGCATTGTAATCATTGCACTATTGCCTTTTCCGCCATGTGTCCGTGATGCCAGTCCATGTGTCCGTTGCGTCCGTTCCCCTGACCCCTCGCATAGACGGCACGGACCCGATGGCCGCAATTGCGCCCGTTAAGTACAGACAAGGGGTCCGGGTTAGACGCGTTCGAATGGGTCAAAATCCCTCTCCATCTCGTCGTCGGACGGTGGCGCACCGGTTTGCTTGGCGAATTCTGGCCTGATGCGAAGGCCGCGATATTCCGTGCCGTTGTTTCGCTTGCGGACGAACTGGTGCATCTGGCCATCAGGCCCAAGCCATGCCTTCATCATCTGTTCTGTGAGCCGCTTGCCAAATGAGTGGCTGTTGAACTGGAACAGGCCCTCCCGCTTGGCATAGTGCAGATAGGCGATGTGCAGCTCGTCTGGTTCGACACGGTCGGTGTCCACGCCGGTCACGAAGCATGCATTGCGGATGAACGCGCCGACAGGGTCGCTTTCCTCCCGATATTCGGCCGTGGCGGCTTCAATGCCCTCAGGGATGCGCAGACCATAGTTGAGATATTCCAGGGCGCCGCGCACCATCCACGCGAGGATGCCATCCTTTTCAGCCATCAGCTTCGCGGACAGATCCTTATCCACCTGATCCTTGAGCACCTGCACGAGGAAGGGGATGAGCTTCACTCGCCGCCACGTACCATCGGAGTTGTCACGGATCACGGGCTTATGGTTCCCATCGATGATCATCTGAAATTTCGGGATGAATTCGAAGAAATCCTCCTGCAGCCTTCGCGCCGGTATCTTGGTCCCGCCGGTCAAGACCTTGATGAGCGCGTCCTTGAGCTTGATCCCCTCCTCCGGCTCGGAGGCCACAACAAACCGCGACGACGGCAATCGCGCCAGGTCTGGCGTCGCATCCCCGCCGCCGCGCCGCCCCTCCCCGGCAAAGCTGTCGATCGACATGGTGACCGTATAATCACCCATGATGTCGCCGATGACCTTGAGCAGCGTCGATTTGCCGTTTGATCCAATCCCGTAGAAGAACACCAGGATCTGTTCTGACTTCGCTCCCAGCAGGCAATAGCCGAACAGCCGTTGCAAGAAGGCCCTGATGTCGGGATTGGGCTGTATCGTGGTCAGGAACCGGTCAAAGAGATAACAGGCGGTATCCGGAACGAAGGACGCATCCACGATCTTCGATATCCGGTCCGATGCCTTGTGGCGATCAAGCCGCACCACCCATTTGGCGCCATCGTCCACCTCCTTGCGGAAAAACCGCAAGGTGCCATTCTGGGTGTTGACGGCGTAGTCATCGACATTCAACTCGTCCACCGTCACCGAGCAATATGGCTTTGCTTCTTCCTGCATGTTGTTGATGCGGTTTGTTCCTGCCGATGATCGGGCGAAAGTGTGGCGGGTCGACATACGGCCATCGCGCGCTTCCTGCGCTTCATCCATGCGCTTCACGAGGTTTTGCAGCCGGTCATATTCCTCATAGTCCGACTCGCTCCATTGGTGCGTGGCGTCCTTCATCTTTTTCTTCTGACGTTCCGCCTCACGACCCAACTTGATCGTGTTCATGATCTGCTGGTATTCGCGGATCATCTCGTCCGGCCAATCGGACTTTGGCGCTCCCATGCGGATGCGGTCGGCACCAGCCTGCTCGGCATCATCGATCAGCTGGTCGAGTTCGGTCATTCGGTCTTCGTCGATCTCGGATGAGACGGATGGCGGCTTGCCCATCTGCCGCATGCGCTCCAGCGCAATCTTGCCAGCCTCAATCGCGGCCTGGTCCTGCGGTGTGCAATCGAGCTTTATCGCCTCTTCGTCGATGAATTCCGCCGTGGCGTGGGCAAACTTGCGGATCATGGCGCCCGATGCATCCTCGACCCATCGTTTCCCGTCATAGCCATGCCAGCCGATATGGACGACATAGAGAATGCGGTCGCCATAGCGAATGCGCAGCCGTCGCCCGTTTCCGATATCGGTTTCCGGTTCCCTGGCGCATTCCTCAAGGACTTCATGGGGCGATAGCTCAACATGATCTTCCTCCGGCAAAGGCTCCTCGACCGGAATTGGATCCATGCGTCGGCCTGCCCTTTGCGCCGCCGCTTCCGCCATCTTGGCGCGCACGGCCTCCGGCATTTCGGATGGTTTCTTCTTGTCCGCCATATCAACCTGCCATCAGTTTTGAAAAATCCTGTCCCTCAGGCGGCCACCAGGTGGTGATCGCTCGCCCTTTCCGCGCCATCCGCGCCTCAGCCCGCGCCATGGCGGCCGCCGTAAACACCGGCTCGCTGTCGCCATCGGCCAGCAAGACCAGCTCGTCGACGTGATCTGGCACCTGCATGGCGTCATCCGCATCCTGCCCCTGTCTCGGGACCGGTCCGGGAACCCAGACCGGGATCACCCGGCCGCGCCTGTCGGTCTGCGTCACTGTCGGATGGCGAAAGCGCGATACAGGGTCCGCCGGCCCGGCGAGATTGCCGAGATCGCCGGCCGCGAAATAGAAGGTATCGGCGCGGAAGCCTTCGGATCCGGCAATCGCCAGACCGTTTTCGATGCCTTCGCCGCCGACCCATCGCGTCGCGGTCAAGAGACCGAACAAGGGGATAAGCCCGCCGGTCTTTCGGCCGCGCATCTTCTTCGTGGGTAGCGGCGCGCCATCCTCGTCGACCCCGAGATCGGGCCGGAATTTCGGCCCATGGGCAATATCGATCCATGTCTGGTGGCAACCGATGATCCGCCGCTCCAGCGTCACGAAGGGCGCGATCAGGGCCGGCCCGCTGTAACGGTCGACCGGAAGGCCGCGCTCATCCTGGCCATGCCAATAGGTGTGGCGCGCAACAAACCTGAGATTAGCAAAGACGCCGGGATCCATGGCATAGCCGGTGCGCAGCCTCAAGTAATCGGCCCCATCCGTGCCCTGCCCATCGCCGGCATGCAGATAGATGCCGCGCGCCCGGTCGATCTCCCGCTGGCGAAAGTCGTTCTGCTGCGCTGCCTTCTCGGCATCCCGCTTTTCGTTTTCCGCCTTGCGCCTGGCGATCCGCTCCAGCCGTTCGGCCCGCTCGCTATCGCTTTCCCGCTCGTCTTGCGACGGGATGGGCCGGCCGCCAAGCGCCTCGCTGCATGCCTCCAGAAAGCCCCTGCGGGAATTGAGATCATGCCCGCGCGCCAGCGCAATGAGGGCGATCCCGTCGCGCCCCTTGCCCTGGCATCCCCGGCAGTTGAAGGCGCCAAGGGCGGGATTGATCGAAAACCGGTCCCGCCCGCCGCAGGAGGGGCATGGGCCGGCATAGGATTTGGCGCCAACATGCTGGCCGTTCTTTCTGGTGATACCCAGAAGATCAACCGCATCCATCACGGTGACCGCGCGCGCTTCCTCGATAAAGGCGTTGATCGCATCCGTCATCGCCCGCTCCTTATCCGCGTTGCGATGGATCGCAGATAGGGCCGCTCTTCCAGCACATCCTGCGGCCGGCGCCAGCTGCGTCGGCCATTGCGCATGGCGCGGTCTTCCTCGCGATAGATCGATGCCAGCCGGTTGATCCGTGACATCAGTTTCAGTTGCGTGGCGAGATTCCTTTGGAAGCGATGGGCCATATAGAGATCGTAGATTTCGGCGCCGCGCGCCTTGCGCCGGTTGTTGAACACGGCGCGGCACGCATCGCAGCAGAAATCCCCTGTCTTTTGCGTCTCGCTCTCGCATTCGAGACAAGCGTGTACACGCGGCGTCATACTTGCCGCCGATGGCTGGTGGCGCTCTTCAGACGGATCATCGCGCATGGAAAGCCGCCCTTGGCGCTGTGGCTGGCGACGGTGCGATTGGCCGCATCGGCACGCCGTCATAGGCCCGGTAATTCGCCAACTCGTCATCCCGCAATGGTCGGATGCGGCATGTCCGGATCATCAAGTCGACGACATCATAGAGGTCTCGCCCCTCTGGCGTCGCGCTCCACTGGCCCATATCCATGCCGATATAGGGCGTTCCCGGCGTGATGCTGCGCAGCTGTATGGCGCGGGTCACATTGCGAAAGTTCTCGATTTCGCCGGGTACCAGACCCCATTCCCGCGCTGTGAGTGAGCACTGGTAAAGCGACGGCGCGATGATCAGCAGTGTCTTGGGCAGGTGCTTGCGGGGCAGCATGCTCATATCCACCTCTGCGATTGCACGAGATCGGAGATTTCCTGTTTTGGCGGCGTCTTTAGCTGCGGCGTATTGAGATGCGGCATCTCGGCCGCATCACCTCCAGGTGTCCACGCCGCCATGCGCTCCCAATCGGCATCCTCAAGCGCGACGATGCCGCCCATCAGCCGCCGCGCGACCCATGCATCCTCGGCATCCGAACGGAACTTCCGGCTGGAAAACCAGATGCCCAGGCATTTCACGCCATCGGGAATGATCATGATCTCGTGGGGATTGCTGATGGCGACCACCCATGAAGGCGCGCCCGATGGCGTGCAGCGGAGCGCCTGCCAAAAGGCGCGGCCGGGATCCTCGGTGACGAGACGGATGACATCGCGCATGTCAGGCCTCCACCGCGTCGTCTTCGATCTCGAACAGCCTGAGATCGGCTGGCTTATCGAGTTCGGCGAGATTGCGCTTGGCCTGCGCAAAATAGGATGGCTTCAATTCAAAACCGATGCCCTTGCGCCCCATGTCGACAGCCGCATAAACCTCCGATCCGATGCCTAGGAAGGGTGTGAGGACCGTCTCGCCGGGCGCCGACCACAAGTCGAGACACCGCTCGATGACGTCGAGCTGCAGCGGGCTGATATGCTGCTCATCCCGGTGATCCCTAGCCATGCGATATTGCAGCGTGCGGGTCTGGCGGATGTCCGTCCAGACGGGCGAGGCATAGCGTTGCCAGACCATGACCGATCGCCAGGTCTCCAGCGGCCACGGCTTGTGCCCAGGCTCCAGCCTGGCGAGATAGCGCTGATAGCCGTTCTCGCTGATATCGAGCCCGCCGGCATCTTCGTCCGGCTCGCCATGAAACACGTCGAACATGCCCGACACGGGATCGGCATTGTCGCCCGGCTTGCGGAAACTGACGATGTAATCCGCAAGCCCCATGCCGGAAAGGCAGCTGTCCTTCATCACCTGCTTGTGCAGCAGCCGGATCGATTTGGTCCGCTGCTGCGCGACGACGGGGTCTTTCCAGATACAGACCTCGGAATGGAAAATCCAGCCGGCATCCTGCCATGCCCTGATCACCTCGCCGCGAAAGTCGCGCATGCCGATATGCCCATGGCGGTTTTTCGATGTCGGCAACTGCATGCAATGGACGGAATGCAGCCGGCCGGGCCGTGTCACCCGAAAAAGCTCCGATATCAGGAAGCCGTAATGCCGCCAGAAGTCCTCGCCTTCATTGTTGGATATGTCGCGGTCGTAGTTGGAAAACCGGTAAAGGCCTTCGAACGGCGGCGAGTGGATGCCGAAATGCACCGTGGAGTCGGGTATGGCGGCGATGAGATCGACGCAATCGCCCTGATAGATGGCGTAGCGGTCGGTCAAGAGCTGGTCTACGGCATGGGTCATGCGGCATCTCCTATCCAGGATGGGATCGTCATCGGCTGATCTGGCCGGTAATCGGGGATATCGCGCGTCAGGCCGCGCACGTTTTCAGCCGAGAGATCGGCCATATGCCGCACCATGGCTTCCGCCATGCGCTCCGCATCAGCGTCCTTGCGGCGGAAATTCGCCACCACATTGCCTTCGCGCTCGTCGGATATGAAATGCGCGTGAACCGGTTTGGTCTGGCCGAAACGCCAGAAGCGCCGGAGCGCCTGATAGATCTGCTCCCAGCTGTCGTTCAGCCCGACAAAGCCGGTGGAGCGGCAATGTTGCCAGTTCATGCCGAACCCGGTCAGGGAAGCCTTGGTGATCAGCGTGCCGATCTCGCCCCTGGAAAAGGCCTTGAGCTTGCGCTCCTTTTCCGCATCGCTATCGGCGCCGGAAAGATTGACCGCGCCCGGAATGGCCCGCGCCAGGCCATCGGCCTCGCTGTTCAGGTTGCACCACCAGACATGCGGCTGATCCCGTGGGGTGAGCGAGGCGGCGAGCGCCACACGCGCATCGACGCTGTCGCGCCGCACCGCAAGCCGCTCGGAAAGCGACTTGGCCTGCATGGGAAACAGCGTTCCCGTCTCGAAACACGGCGCATAATCCGCCGCCACCTGGTGGTGGTGATAATGCAGCGGCGGCAGGTCATAGCCTTCGTCGCTATAGCCAAGATCGCTCGGCTTGCGCAGCATCACGGCCCATGTCGCCATCCACCGCCAGAAGGCATCTTCCGCATGGCCCTTGAGCCGCCAGCTTCGTGTGTCGCCGCCGTCATGCACGAAGAAGGTCGCGAGCATGTCGGTATAGCGCATGACGCCAAGGAATTCCGCGTGGTTGCCGAGTTCCATGAAGTCGTTCGGCGCCGGCGTCGCCGTGGCGGCCAGGCGGAAGGGGATCCGGCTGCATTCATCGATCAGCCGGGTGCGATAATGCCCGTCGACATTCTTGAGGATCGAACTTTCGTCCAGCGCCACGCCGCCAAACTGGGATAGATCGAAACGGTCGAGCTTCTGGTAATTGCTGATGTCGATGGCGCCAGACCCGCGCGCGCTGACGACGGATGCCGCGATCCCGAAGGTGCCCGCCTCCCGCTCGTGCTGGTGGCTGACGGCAAGCGGCGCCAAGAGCAGCACGGGCTTGCCGGTGTAGTCCGCCACGCGATGGGACCATGTCAGCTCGATCAGCGTCTTGCCGAGGCCCGTGCCGGCAAAGACCGCCGCCCGTCCGCGCCGCAGCGCCCATTTGACGATGTCGCGCTGATGCGGAAATAGATAGTCCGGCAGGTCTATGGTGCCGGATATACCGGTTGCCGGGTCCATGATGCGCTTGGCATCCAGAAAGGCCTGGTAGGATGGATTGACGGTCATGCCTTCTTTCCCTTTCGCCACCGCGTGAACCCGCGCACGCTTTCAATCGTGGTCCAGCGTCCGCCACACCGCACGCATTCGCGCCGACGCCTGACAGCTCCCGGGATCTCGCGACTATCTTTCACCATGGATGCATTCATCCCGCAGGCCGGGCACAGGATGCCCTGCAGCTGATGCACCGAACCGTTGCGCCGGATCACCGTCATGCCATCGCCCTCGCGCCGGCCGACTGCCGACAAGATCCAAATCTGGGAAGCACGGGACCGCAGTTGCAGTTTGCTGAAACAGCGATCCATGACTGGTCGTTTGTGGCTTCGCGCGGATCGCTCATGACCTGGCCCTCGCGCATTGAAGGCAGTGGCCCTCGATATATTCGGCCATGGTGATGGTGCCGTCGCAGTCACGGCAGACGAGATCGTCGGGCTGAACGCGCGCGTTATCCCGCGTGCCAAACAACCCGGTCGGCCACCGCGATGCCGCTGCCTTAAGCACGGCGCGCTCCTGGTCGTTAAATCGGAACGGGATCGTCATGCCGCACCCACCTTGCTCACAAGGCTTTTCAGGGCGCGGATCGCCTCGTCGGCTTCGCGGGTAATTTTCTGGCGCGCCGCCGCGTCGACATGACCCGATGCCAGGACCTGCGTCACCACGCGCACGACATCGGAGGTCTCATTGGCCACATCGAGCGCGTCGGCATGGGACAGCGCATCGCCATCCCCAGCATCGGCGCCGCGGACCGGCACAAGCTTGAAGCCCAGAAGGGCGGCCATATGAGCCACGATGACAGGCGATCCCGCCAGCATATCCAGCTCGATGGCGACATCGACGGGCACGAAGGCCATGGCGTTGTCGGCGCCGTTGGAAGCGTATTTCGAAAGCTGGCCTTCGTTCACGCGGGTCGAATGGCAGGCAATCCCGCCGCCGCCGGCAAGGTCGAGCCCCCGCCGCGTCACGGCCTTCAATTCTGCGGACTGCTTTTCGGAAATCTGGCGCACGTCATCCTCCCCGATAAGTCAAGGAAAGTTTTCAGGAAAATCTTTCGGTGAAAGGCGCCGCGTAAGCGCCTAGGGTCACTCCAGTTCCCGCCGCGACGGCGGGAACGAGATCACGGAGGCCCGGATGTCAGTGCAAAAACTTTCGCTTGATGTTGCTGCCAACAATAGGCCCCATACGCGGCGTACAACTCGGAAGGATGATTCTCGTGACCGACAACCACCCTTTGAATGCCATGATCGCGAATTTCGCAGTTCTGGAGCAGCTCGTCATAAACCTGACCCAGATCATTTCCAGCGACTTCGAGGACCCCATGGGGGTAAGGCTTGCGCTGTTGCAGGACCTCAGATCCCGCTTCGATCTTTCCAAGCCGGACGACGGTGCCGGCCGGGAACTCTACCGGCTGGCGAACATCCATCTGGACAGGCTGGAGCCGCGCATTCTTGGCGACACGTCGGAAGCCGAGAAGCAATAAGCCTTTCATCGTCCACTCTCCGCTTGTTCCGCCGCGCTGGTGATCAGCGCCGCGATGTGCCGCGCCTGATCGGGCGACAGGTTGAAGACCATGACCTCGCGGCCTTGCGAGCAGGTCAGGGTAACCTTCTTGTTCGGCCTGGTGCGCACGATCAGCCGGTCATATTCCGGCTTCCACAGCGTCAGGCCATTCTGGTCGGCCTGGAATTCGTAAGGGGCCGGCAGGGCCTCGGGATCGCCAGACATATTCATTCCGCAGCCTCCTTGGGGGTGAGATCGGCAGGCGTAGACAGAAACTCCGCCCTTTGCAGATAGAAGTCGTGACCCGTCACGGCGCCGTCCGAAAGCTCGAAGGCCTTAAGGACAAAGGGGGCATCAGGCACCACAGCGCCCGTTTCGTAACGTTGAAACGTGCGCGCGTGAGGAATGCCGAACTGATCGGCAGCCTGCGCAAGCGTCAATTTCTGCGTTAGTCGCCACTCTCTCAATCTCATGGATGAGAATATGGCTCATATTGCCAAAAGTTGTCAAGACATATCGTGGCTGAAATAGCTATTCCACATTGTGGCTGACGCAGCCATAAACAATCACCAGAAGGTGAGGCCAATGGTCGGCAAACAAATCATTCCCGCTAACAATATCGAGGCCTTGCGCAGGTCGCGCAAGATGTCCATGGACGCCTTGGGCGAGCTGATCGGCACTGACGCTTCCACGATCAACAAGATTGAAAAACGCAAGATGCGGCTAAGCACTGAGCGCTTGCTTGCATTGGCTCAGGTATTTGGTGTTTCGCCCGGTGAAATTGTCGTCGACTTGCCGTTAGCGCCGCAACCGACGCCACTGCAGCCGGTCGCACGCGAAGATCGGGCAATGATGCCCATCATGGGTGTGGCGGCCGGATCATTGATGCAGGGGTCATTCCAGATATCTGATGGGCCGGTGGATTACGTCGAGCTTCCAAAAGCGCTGGAGCATGCCAGAGGAATATATGGCCTCTACATTGACGGAACATCCATGGAACCAATGTTTCGCCACGGTTCGCTCTGCGTGGTGAGCGAGTACAAGCCACCTCGAGTCGGTGACGCGGTTGTGATCCAAGAGCGACGCAGTCCGGTTGACCCCTTGCGCGCCACTATCGGCATCCTGGATCATCGCAACGGCGAAAAGGTCGTGCTCACCAAACTAAACCCTGCAGGCAAAGTCGAAATTCCCCTCAAGTACGTGCACGCCATGCACAAGGTGCTTGATCACGGAGAGCTTTTGGGTGTCTGACGAGAGGCAGCGTCCTTGAGATCCTTGCGCACGCCACCAATCGTGAACATCAGGCCGCCGATAAGAGCGCATAGTGTGCCTCCAACTATGTATATAGCCCCATAGATCTGCTGCATGACGTTTTCAGCCGCCGCAGACGTCACAAAGCCGTTGAACACAAAAAGCAAGCCAATGATAACGGCAACAACAAACATGTTTCCTCCTAAAACAGCGACACGCCGGTGAGTTCGACCGCCAGGCTGTTGATCAAGTTTCGCTCTTCTCTCCGCCTCACGCCATCAGCGTCCATGACGGCGACGCAAGCACCAAACATCCGCGCAAGCGTGCGGTGATCCAAATTCCCCAGATTTCGGACCGCGCGGTCAATAGCATCAGGCCCCGGCCTCAGCCTTTCAAGATACCTTCTGATATTTTCCGCTTCATCGTCAGTCGGGTAGATACCATGCCGTTCTATTCGCCATAGCAAGTAGTCGAGCATTGCGCTGGTCTCGACCGGCTTCATGATGCCATCGGACCGCGAGACGCTGGCCAGTATCGCTGCCTCGTCGCGCACAATGGCGAGCATCGCCATCCAACGAGAAGGATCTGCCGGCATCAGTGTGGACGGTATTGCGACCCCAAGCGCCGCCGCCAAAAACCGTCGCGGATCGTCATGGACGACGCCGTCGAAGTCTATGCAGCAGGATATTCGATCAATGCGAAAGGATCGCGGCGCTCGCCGTTCATGGCAGAAGGCAAAGATTGATGGCTCACCATCGGGGCCGGAATAAAGCTGAGTAACGGTTATCCGCCTGGCGGACTTAAATCCAAGCCCATCAATGTACTCTATGAAAAACGTGGACCCGTCGACCGCTATGGCCTGACTTTGAGATGGTTCATCATATTCGTGATCATCAGCGGGGAGCACGACGGCTCGCGGCGCGGCAGGCACCGCGCGACCATCAACCAACGACGAAAGCTCTTCGCTGACACTCATATTCGCCCCCAGATTGCGCCCCTGACAGGCTACGCCCGGCGCCGATCTCGGACAATGGCTATAATTGCCATTTTTGGCGTTGACATTTTTTGGCAAATGTAGCCATATTTTCCAAACCACCCGATTGTGGTTTTGGAGACCCTTCATGACACACACCCACACCACCACCCGTTCCACGGGTGTCACCCGCAACACCGTCACCGATATGGCGGATTTCATGCGCGCCCATCCCGGCTGCACGGGAAGCGATCTTCTCGCCCATTTCAGTCAGTCCGAAATCAACCGCCATGCTTCCTCCGCCGCCGCCATGGCGCAGGAAGCATCGACCCGCCTGATCGCCTGACGGTCGGTTTCGGCATGGCCCACCTGTGATCTCCGGATCATCGCTCCCAAGCCAGGTGCGGCCATTTCGAAACCGAGCAAAAGGAGCGCTCTTATGACGACTACTGTCACGATCAAGGCCAACCATGGATGGCCCGTCGATGTGAAGGCCTATCACCCCGATGGCTCGCCCATTGAAACCTCAGGCGGGCGCGTGCCGGCCGGAGAGACCAGGGATTTCCACGTGCATTCCGGTCAGGATCTGTTTGTCCACGAGGTCCAGCCCGACGAGGCGGCCACGCCATTCACCACGGATGACGGGAAGGCTGTCCCTTACGGTCTCGGCGACGAGGTCGAGCTCGCGCGCTCCGGCGAACAGGGCGAGATCATTGGCGTCGGTCTCTATGCCCGCACGCCACCGATGTTCTTGGTGGAATATGTCACCGCCGATGGCCGCCAGACGGAAAATTGGTTTTTGGCTGAGGCAATTACCAGGGCCTGACGGTCGGTTTCGGTATGGCCCGTTGGTGACCCATCAAGGTCAAAGCTCCCAAGCACGGGCGGTTACGACCGCCCCCCCAACGTGGCCATTTCGAAACCGACCACCGCAGGAGGCATCCATGCGCTTTCCCGATTATCCGCCAGACTATCCCGATGACGACGAGCAGGACCCCAATCGTGGCCCGGCAAATTGCGCCGTTTGGCTTGTCGTCGTCGCCATCGTCGGCGCGGCCATCGCCCTGCTGATCTGGCTGGCCGATCTCGTCTGGTCCTTCCTGCCCTCTTGGGGAGAGTGGCTGTGAACCAATTCACCCCCTTTGCCCATCCGCGCACCATCATCCTCGTCGATACGCCGCTGTTTTCGCCCCGTGCGAGGATCGTCGCCTTGATGCTGGCGATGATCTCGTTGGCATCGGCCGGCGTGATGGCGGGTCAGGCCCTGGCGGATCTGGAGCGGACCTATGCCACGGAGGCGCGCATATGACGTCCTTCCCGCGTCTTGCCGTCAAACCGGTCCCCTGTTTTGCTAGGGACGGCACCACATTCGATCTGGCCGCGCCCGACCAGGCCGCCGTCTGCTTTCACGAGATCGCCCGCACGCTCTCGGGCCTCAACCGCTACAGTGGCCGCGGCGTTTCCGTGGCACAGCATTGCGTCATGGGCGCGCGCGCCATTTTGAACGAGCGCGGAACGCGGCTGGATGCGAGCCTGTTCCTACTGCACGACGCCCATGAAGCCTTTCTTGGCGACATCGTCAGGCCGGTGGAAAGCCTGCTGCAGGGCATGCTGCCGACGCTCGCCATCCGCGAAGCGATCGCCGCAGCCAAGCGGGGATGGGATCAGCCGATCTATGCCGCAGCCGGCCTGCCTGCGCCGGACACGTGGTCATCAGCCATGGCCGCCAAGGTAAAATCCATGGATGAGCGCATGGCGCTGGCTGAAGCCGTGGCCGGTTTTGGCCCGCGCGCCGCAAGCCAGTTTCCGCGCATGACCCTGCCCCTGACCCGAGGCGCTGTCATCCGATGGGGCGCCGCCAAGGCGGAAGAGCAGTTCATATCCATGGCAAATGACCTGATCGGCCAGGAGAAGATCGTCCACCAGGCGGCCATTGCCGCCGCAGCCCGCGCCACGAGGTAACCATGGCCATCAAGATGAAACCCATACCCATGACCGAGATCATGATGATCGGCGACGACAGGGTGATCGGCCTGACGCAGGAAGGCGGCACCATTCCGGATGGCATTGCCAAGGACGGCACCCCGCGCGATCTGGAATACGCATCGGGATCCGCGATCCTCGCCTTTCGCGACGGCCGGCACATCTGCGGCCCGATCGACATGCGCGGCATCCGCGCCTTCGCCCTTGAGGTCGCAGCCGGAAACCAGCGCGCCGTCACCGAACCCAGCGCCTGTATCCGTCTCGCGACAGCGCTTCTCGCCATCGTCGACATGCTGGAATTCGCAGGATCGATGGATCTGGTGGTGGTGGCTCGGGCGGAGGCAGTGGCATGAGCCCAAGGTGCACCGATTGCGGCGAGTATTTCCAATCTGAGTATGAGGCGCAGGCGATCTGCGCAGAATGCCAGGCGCCAGAGGTCGCATTATCAACGGATGCAACCGTGGAAGCCATGAGGCTCGCTGGCGATATTATCGACCGCCTGAAAAGCGACATGCTGGCGTCGCCCGTCGATGACGTGACGATTATCGACCGTTCTCAGCTTGAGGCTATCGAGGCTGCAATTGTAGCCACGCCCTCATCGAATGTGAGGTTGGTAGACGCGGTATCCCGAGCCGCAGATGACGCAATTGTAAGCGCGATCTACGCGACGTATAAAAACGGCGTCTTCGTCAAAGACGAGCTTCTGGCCCCTGCGGAAGTTCGCTTTCGCGTCAATGCTGCGATCCGCGCCGCCCTCGCCACCGCTGCGGAGGGCAAGTAGATGGCCACCATGCAAAAAGTAAAGCCGTGCCCAGAGTGCGGCAACGCCGATCTTGTCATCTACAAATACGACAACGGCTGGCAACACGTCGAGTGCGACGATTGCCATTACCTTGGACCTGGCTGCGGCAATAAGATTGAGGCGGTGCGTCAGCATAACGCGCGATGTGCGACCACACCCCCGACGCGGGAGGCCATCTAATGGCCGGATCCCTCAACGAAGTCCGATTGATCGGCTTTCTTGGCGCCGATCCCGAAATCCGCCGCACCCAGGACGGGCGCCCGATTGCCAATATCCGCGTCGCGACCTCCGAGACCTGGCGAGACAAGAATACGGGCGAGAAGCGCGAAAAGACCGAGTGGCACACCGTCGTGATCTTCAATGAGGGGCTGGCCAAGGTTGCCGAGCAATACCTCAAGAAGGGCTCCTATGTTCTGGTCGGCGGATCGCTCGCCACTCGCAAGTGGCAGGATAGCCAGGGACAGGACCGCTACTCCACCGAGATCGTGCTGCAGGGGTTTTCCGCCGTGCTGACCATGATCGATCGGGCGCAAGGGTCCGGCTACCGCGCCGGCGGCAATGGCCCTGACGACTATGGCTATGACGGCGATCGCGCCGCCGCCCGGCCCCGCTCGTCGGCATCCCCATCATCACGATCATCGTCGGGCAGTTTCAGCCGCGACCTGGATGACGACATTCCGTTCTAGCGAGGAGCCAATCATGGCGACCATGACGAAAGACATCACAATTGATTTTGCCACGCCGGAGTTTCGCCCTGCCGGCGTCCAGAAATGGCTGGATAAGGTCGGATTGAACCCGGCTGATCTTCCCGACCTGACCTTCACCGCCACGATCAATTTCGGATCCGATGACATCGAAGACGAAGACCTGAGCGAGTGGTACGAGGCGTGTTTCAGCGATGCGGGATCATGGCTGGAGCGCGTCAACCGCTACCTTGCCGAAAACAACTGCGCCGCCGCGATGGACGAGCTGGAGCGTGAATTCGGGGGCGCCCCCCCCGTCCCACACCATTGCCGTCGTCAACCGCATATCCGGCAGGAGATGAGCCTATGCTGAAACTGGAAAAGCCCGCGCTGCTGGCGGCCCTTGCCGTGGTGCTGGATGTCGTCAAGGGCAAGAACACCATCCCGATCCTCTCCAATGTGCTGATCGAGCGCGACGGCCAGGAGATCGCCATTTCAGGCGGCAACCTGTCTATGGATATCCGCACCCGCTGCGCAGCAGAGCTTGGCTCTGATTTTCATGACTTCACCGTGCCGGCCCATCAGTTTGCCCAGATCGTCCGCAACGCGGCCGAGGATCGCATCCTGATCGACGATGCGCCCGAAAGCGGCCAGATCGTCGTTCGCTCCGGCCGCTCCAGGCTCAAGCTGCCGACCATCGCCACCAACGCCTTTCCGAAGCTGCCTTTGCCGACATCGCCAAAGACGATCAGCCTGTCGAGCGACGTGCTGGACAAGGCGATCAAGGCCGTGGCCTTTGCCGCCGACAACGACAGCACGCGACCCTATCTCTGCGGCGTGTATTTCTACCCCTGCGATGACGGGCTGGTGCTGGCGGCCACCGATGGCAAGAAGTTTTCCAAGCGCCTGATCCGGTCGATCTCACTGGATGACGACGTGTCGGGCCTGCCGGCCATCATCATCCCCAACGAAGCGATCGGGCCGATCCGAAAGCTCCTGAGCACGGGAGAGGATGTCGAGATCATCCATGATGCCGCGAAGGTCATGGTCGAGGTCGGCGGAACGCGGCTCATCAGCAAGCTCGTCGAAGGCACATTCATCGACTACGAGCGTTTCCAGCCGCCGGCGTCGTCCGTGACGATGACGGTTTCGGCCGCCGCCCTGACCGGCGCCATTGCCCGCGTGCTGGTGGCGACCCCCAAAGCCGAATACGGCATGAACTTCGCGGTGACGAGCGACACCCTGTCGCTTTCGGCGCGCGACATCGCATCAGGCGAAGGCGAAGACGAGATCGCGGTCATGGCGTCGGGATCCGTGACGACGGGCTTTAACGGCGCGATGCTGGACGAATGCATCGACCATGTCGACGGCGACGAGATCGAGATGATCGTGAGCGACGGCATGGCACCCGCCAAGATCAGGACGCCGGGATCACTGGACGACTACATGATCCTGATGCCCACGCGCACGAGGGTCGGCTGATGGAAAACAATATCGCGGCCAATGAGACCCCCGAGAAGATCATGGCGGACCTGCTACCCGAAATCGCTGCCGCCAAGGCCAGTCATCAGGACGCAACGCGCAAGTCAGCAGCCGCCCGCCATGCCGAGACCGAATCGTTCAACCGATTGAACGACCTCTACAAGCGCTACCGCGCTGCGGCGGATGCGCTGGTGCACAGCATGCCCCCGGCGACCGACTGGAGAGACAGGACAACACGGAGGGAAAGCAGGGATGACTGAGAACAATGCACACACCAGCGCCACGCGATCGAATGTTGATGCTTCGATCCTGAGAGAGCGTATCTCCCGCGCGATCTTCGATCCAGGCGAAACCGAGGGCAATCGCGGCCAACGCACCACCACCGACTGGCAGACCGACGCCGTCATGCGCGTTCTCGGTTTCGCCGCCCCCACACCCTCATCGAATGTGGGGCCGTCCGAATGATCTACGGCTCCGTCTGCTCCGGCATCGAGGCGGCGACTATGGCTTGGCATCGGCTGG